CGTCTAAATCGCTCATATCCAGCACCTTGACTTCGTTGGTATCGCTCAAAAGCCCGCAGCCGAAGTACAAGTTTGACTTCTGACCTGCAACCATTTTGTTTGAACCAAGACCAGGAGCGTGGAACAATTTAACACCTTCGAACATCAGCTCTTGGTTGTTGAACCACGTAGAACCTTTAGAGTCCACACCCGCAGCACCCAAGCCAGAAGCACCGAATCCGCCCAATGCACGGACGTATGCCTTCATTACGTTGGTCGGGATGTAGATGTGCAGGTCTTCCTTACCGAACAAAGCAACTGGAATGGCGTCGATTACCTTACCCAATTCCGTAATTACGTTTGCAGCAGTTACGCCACCAGTAGCAGCAGTCACGTCGATTACGGTAGAGTCGGCAGCAAGCAATGCTTGGAATCCGTTGAACTCACCTGCGTTGGCAGTAGCTCCAGTCCAGATCTTTTGCTCAACCCACTCGGCTACTTTAGCAGAGTTATAGGCAATGAAGTAGTCAACGAAGTTTTTAGGCAATACGTCGAAAGCGGAGTAGCCCATTTGGATGGCTTCCCAATCGCTCTCAAAGTCGCTCTTGCACAACTCCAAGTTAACCTGCAAGAATTCGGGCTGCAAGATGCGCTCGGTCAAGGTCAATGTGGAAGTGTCAGTGAAGTCGCAGGTCTGGTCTTTTACGATACCATCCAGCTCTACACGCTTGATTACTTCTTTGAATTTGATGTTTGGCTTAACGGTTAAGCCGCCTTTTGCGATGGTGTCACCGCTCAACAGGGCAGCAGAGATGTACTGGCCTGCAAATTGACCAGCGTAAGTGGTCGTGATAGAAGTGGTCGTTGCCATTGTCTATATTTGGGGGTTAGTTAAATAATTTGTTGAACACTCGGTCTGCGGTTGTCGCAGTACGCTTCGCACCGATTTGGAATTTCAGTTCGGGCTTAACCTCGACAGGTGCAGCCACGATGGGCTTCTCTGCGGCCATAACCACCTCTTTAACTTCCTCCTCTTTCTCGACTTCCACGGACATTTCTTCTTTGTTGCCCATTTCTGCCTTCATCATTTCAACCTCCTCTTTGAGGGATTGAATCATCGCCATAACCTCGGAGATGTTAGGTTCAGCAGCGGCCTCGACCTCGATGGTCACTTCCTGCTCTGCTTCCTCTGCCTTCTCTTTGATTTCGGCAATCACGCCTTCTTCCGTCACGACCAAGATGCGACCGTCCTCCATTTGGTATTCACCAACGGGTACAGCCACCTTCTCGACTTCGCTTCCGATAAGGAAGATGTTTTGACCTGCCTCAAGTACCTCGGCTTCCACCATAGTACCATCAGCCAATTTTGCGCTCGCAAGGGCAACCGCTTCGGGCTGCAAGGCGAACTCAATTTTCTTGAAAATGTCGTTCAAGTTCATAGTATAATAATTAGAGATTAGGGGTTTTGGGTATTTTTGCCTCCGATAAATCCGATTCCTTGCGCCCACATATCATTCGGGTCGCAGCATTTTCGGGAGTAGGTGCCGTCTTTGCAGAGGCATCCACGCCGTGAGTTGGGTGGTACGGGGGGTTTAGGATTGTTTTTCATTTTCCTTGATTTTAGATTCTGCCCAACGCTTCGCAGCCAGTCCACCCCAAAGGAGGTAGGAGATAGTGCCGCAAGCGGTAGAGTCGGTTTCGTCGTAGTATTCCTCGGCTCTTGATAGATACGAGAACATACGCTTCACGGTGTCAAACGATACGGGCTTTCCGTCAGCAAGTTGCTGCGCTCGTATCTTGCCCACTGGAGTAGCGCACTTGTTACCGCCCTTCTCGTTCAGCTCAATGCCTCGCTTGGCGTTATTACGCACGGCCTCGGGGTAGTCAGAATATGATTCCATAACTACCCGTTGGCCTGCCTTTACTCGCTTGTCTTTTTTTAGGATTCCTTTGACCGCTCCAAGTACATAGAGTTCAACGAGGTGTTCTGCCTCTTGCTCCTCGATTTCTTGCATCGAACTCATCGCCACTTCCAACGATGGCTTGTGTGCGAACCACCCCTCGATTGAGTAGCCCTTGTACTTGCCAGATTTTACGTCCTCCCATACTTGGTCATTGTCGACCTTGCGGGTCTGCATCCACGTACCGATTGGATAGTTCATTCCGTACTTGCGGCTCTTATCGTGTACCTCGTCTTCAATAATCCATTGCTCAATCGTGGTCACTCCGTTCACCTGTTGCGAATGCTCCGTGGTTGTGGATGCTTGGAGACCTTTCTTGAGGAACAGTTCAGCCGACTGGCGGATGGTTTTGTCCGTAAAGAAGACGTAATACTCCTCTCCCGTCTTGTCGTCCCTGCGGTAGATGGGCTTGTTCGGGATTAGGACTGGGCCGATGATGATTCGCTTCTCCTCATTTTGGATAGCGAAGGACACCTGCTGTGCGGAGAGGGCTACAAACTCCTCCTCGATTGCGGGGTTCTCCACTACCGAGATAGCGTTCACCCCCATAAACTGCTCATTTTCAAGCACTAATTCGTAATACTTCATCCTCCGAAATTTGCGCTGGTGCGGATTCTGCGCTCCAGCATATTATTGTTATTCATTTGTTGATTGACTACATACGCCTGCATAGGTCGGTCAAAGATACCAGAGAGCGGATTCTGCCCGATTCCCGTGAACGAGATGTTAGGGGTGAACCCTCCTCCTGTTGCTGGTGCGGATGCCGCTCCAAGCGATGGCGTCTCTGCCGTGGTTTTGTTCGGCTCAAATTTAGAACGAGCGATGGTTGCGATTTGTGCCGCTCCCGTTACTGCCGCAATACCCGCCTGTACAAATCCAGCGGGGCCAGGGGTAGTAGCGAGTTGATTCATTACGGCTGCTGCGGTGTTCGCTACCGCCTCGCCAAGACGCAGGGCTTTGGTGATTCCAAATACCTTCCGTGCGTTCTTCTCATCGCCTTTGGAGAAGGACTCCGCCAACTGCGCCAAAGCACCAAACGCCTGCCCTGCCAACTCCAGCTTCTTGGCGTTGTTCGCCATCTGCCGTTGTTCGTCCAACTTGTCGTACTTCTCGTTGACCTTGCGCTCGGCTTTGCGCTTCTCTGCCTCAATTCTTTCTGCCTCGTAGATACTGGCATTCCCAGACGCTATCAATGCGTCAAGAGCCGCCTTTGCGTCTGCCTCGACTTGCTTGATTTCCCTTTGGCGTTCGGTCTGACCCACACCCCGTAGGCGGTCAAGTGCCGCTTGGAACTCCTCAAGAGATTTGACTCTGGCCTGTTGACGCTTATTGATTAGGTCTACCAAATCCTTCTCTCCGTCCACCAAGAAACGCTGATAGGAAAGTTCCTTTTGTGCGGCTTCCGCTCGCTTCTTGTCGTACTCCTCGGTCTTGGTACGCTCCTCGTTACGCAAGGAAATGATTTCACCCTGCAATCGCTTCTGTCTGCGGAGTGATTCCGTCTCCAGTTCCAAGACCTTCGCTTGTGCTTCTGAACGGGCTTTTAAGTCCTCGTCGGTGGACTCGCCCATCTTGATGCGATCGTCAAGATATTTTAGATAGGCACGGGCGTTCTTTTGTTCGGCTGCTGCTACATCACTCTCCAATTTGAACGCACGCTGTACTGCGTTGATGCGCTCGTTTGTGGACTTGTTGACGTCATCCGCAATCATCCGTGCTTTGGCGATTTCCTTATTCGCTTTGGCACGCAGTACAATCAAGGCACGCTCACGGTCTTCAACCGCATCAAGTGCCTTCGCAAGTTCACCACCTTGCTTTGCTTCTCGTGCGATTTCGTCACCGATTCCCTTAAAAGCATTTTTGGCTTTGTCTGCTGCTTCACTAAATTTGCCAGAGAATATAAGGGTGATTGATTCTCCGAGCATTACAGCACGGTCAATTACCACCTTGATAGCCGCCTCTACCGTTCCAAGAATCACGGCAAACTGGTCAGCACCTCGGCTTGTCTGCGTGAAGTAGGCAGCAAGGGTACCAACGGCAACCACCAGCGCACCAATACCTGTCGATATTAACGCACCTTTGAGGGTAGTCATCGCACCAATAGCGGTCTTTGCACCGCTGATGAGCCCCTTCATCGCACTTACCCCACCCTTTGTGAACTTGTCAAGGGCTTCGGTTCCTGCGTCGATGGTATTGTCAAGGTTGTCCGCTTGGGTGTTCGTCTCCTTTAACGCCTTGTTCAGTTCGTCAACGGCAAGGATGGCTTCACCATTTTCGACCTTTAGTTTTATAACCTTTTCCGTTGCCATATACGTTTAATTTGAACCCCTGCTTGGGCGATGCTGCTGATGATATGATACTTCCCTTTTGCGATTTCCACCTCCTCGGACAGGCCGAGGTTGGGTTGCTTGAGGGCGTTAACTATAAAACCGAGGTCAATCATATCTGTTGTACTTCCATTCGGATTTTCCATACGCTTGGGCCGTTTGCATTTTTTAAGGATAGGCAATGTACTCCCACCACTCGATCAGTAACATCAAAAACCGCAAGCAGAGCTATTCCAAAATCGTGGTCGTGAGTTGTTGGTCGGATCTCGGTAATAATATCACCAA